CACATGGCAGACAACATAGCCGTGTCGGACATCAAACAGGAAAACGGGGTGGATTTCGTCCAGGTCGGACCGACCAAGGGCGATAACTCCCCGTTTTTCTATAGCAAATTCACCGAGTGGGGTACATCGAAGATCACTGCCCTGCACTGGTCCGAAAAGTCCGTGCGGGAAAACAATGGCCCGATCAATAACGTGATCCGGGAGGAACTGGAAAGGGGTTTAAACGGTGATTAACAAAATCGTCCTGGAAACCCTGGCAGCTGTCGGCGTTCCGGTGGCCTTTCAGAAATACACCGGCAAGGACAGCACCTACATCACCTTCCATGAATACCTGCAAAACGGTGAGGATTTTTCCGAGGATCAGGAAAGTCACACCGGGCACTACATCCAGATAGACATCTGGTCGAAGTCGGACTACACCGCTTTGGTGGCAACGGTGAAATCCTTGGCTTTGGCTGCCGGATTTCATCGCCTGAACGAAGCGGATTTCTATGAGCCGGACACCGGGCTTTATCACAAAGGGATCAAATTCTATTATCTCGAATCACAGGAGGACACCTAAATGGCCAGACAAATCGGTCTAAGAGATATTCACATCGCACTTCTGACCAAAGACGACAACACCGGGGCGACCTATGCCACCCCCACCAAACTGGAACGTGCCATCAGCGCCAAGCTCTCCCCGAAGGTCAATTCGGAGAACATCTATTCAGATGACACCGTCGAGGATGTCATCACATCCTTTGACAGCATCGAGGTTGAAATTGAACTGAACCAGCTCTCCCTCACCAGCCGCGCAATCTTGCAAGGTGCCTCGGTTGTGACTGGCGTTCTGATCGAAAGCAAGCAGGACCTGGCCCCGACCGTAGCCTTGGGCTTTAAGTCCAAAAAGCATAACGGCAAGTACCGTTTTGTCTGGCTTCTGAAGGGCAAGTTCGAACTGGCAGCCGATGAGTATGACACCGAAGCAGACAAACCCGCGCCGAAGACCGCCAAGCTCAAAGGTACCTTCTACTCGCGGGATTTTGATGGCAACTTCCGCTTCATCGCCGATGAGGATGAGGTCGGAATCGATCCGTTGATCATCTCCGGTTGGTTTACCGCTGTCCCGGCTGAACCGGTTGTCACCCCGTAACGATGGAGGAATTTTGACTTGAAAGCATCGGAATTAAAAAACAAAGGCATCCCCTTCTCCCTCGGCGATAAGGATTATGAAATCAAGCTCAACATGAACACCTTCTGTGAGTTGGAAGATGTTTATGGTGACATCAACCTGGCCTTTGAGGATTTGCAGAAAATGAAACTCAAAGCCATCCGCGCCCTGATCTATGCCTCGATCAANGTCGAGGATGAAGGAATNTCCCTGCGCCAGGTCGGAGAGCTTTTAGAGCTCAGCGATTTGGAACGACTGGGGGCAGCGATCAATGAAGCCCTGGACAAGGCCATGCCAGAAGCGGGGGAAGACGAGCCGGGGGAATCGATAGCCACTTAGAGTCCAACACCTGGGACTGGGAGTGGCTTTTTTATTTGGCAACCAACCTACTCAAAATGACCGAGGAACAGTTTTGGCTCAGTACACCCAAAAAGCTCCAAGCGCTGTATAAGGTCTATCGCTCGGTGCATGGGTTTGATTTGGATAATGCCACCGACACCATCGACAATATCTTGTTTTAGAAAGGAGGTGTTTATCAACAATGGCCGGAGATACCAATACCGTCATTGCCCGGATCGGACTGGACGATCGCGGGTTTCAGGAAGGTGTTAGCAAAATCCAACGCAGCCTGAAAGTGGTCCAAAGCGAGTTTGCCGCTGCCAGCGCCGGTTTGGGTGATTTCGGCAAATCGACTGAAGGCTTGAAATTAAAAGCAGATAGCCTCAACCGCCAGGTGGACATCCAAGCCCAGAAGGTCCGTGAGCTGGAGCACGCCTATCAAGCCAGTGTTCGGGCTAAGGGTGAAGACGCCAAAGCGACCGAGAACCTCAAAATTAAAGTCAATTACGCTACTGCCGAACTTAACAAAATGCAGCAGGAGCTGCAGGAGACCACGCGGGAACTGAACCTCAAAAGCTCCGCCTGGTACAAACTCTCCCAGAACATGGATGCGGCCGGAAAGAAAATGAAGGTTTTTGGTGACAAACTGTCCTCGGTCGGCAAGACGCTATCAACGGCTGTGACCTTGCCGATCCTGGGGATTGCCACCGCATCGACGAAACTGGCGATGGATGCGGTTGAATCTGAAAACCTGTTCGAAGTGGCGATGGGCGATATGGCAGACTCGGCCCGGGAAATGGTCAGATGAAACGTCCAAGGCACTCGGCCTGAATGCCTATGCAGTGCGAAAGAACGTTGCCACCTACAATGCGATGCTGACCTCAATGGGTCTTTCCGACGATGAATCTCTAAAACTGTCGGAAACTTTGACCCAGCTGTCCTATGACATGGCGTCGTTTTACAACTTAAGTCCGGATGAAGCTTTCAACAAGCTCAAATCCGGTATCTCCGGCGAAGCGGAGCCCTTGAAGGCACTGGGTATTCTGGTCAATGAAAATACGGTCAAATCCTATGCCTATGCCAATGGCATTGCCAAACAGGGCGAAGCACTGACCGAAGCGCAAAAGGTCCAAGCCCGGTTTGGTGTGATCATGGAATCGACCAAGAACGCCCAGGGCGACCTGGCAAGAACCCTGGACTCGCCGACCAACAAGCTTCGGATCATGCAGGAGCAAGCCACTCAGCTGGGGATCCAGTTCGGTCAGATCCTGATTCCGGTATTGGAGAAAATCATCAGTGTCATAAAGCCCCTGATGGACGCGTTTCAGGGCCTTTCCAAAGAACAGCAGGAGCAAATCGTCAAAATCGCCCTCGTTGCAGCCGCCGCTGGTCCGGTGATCGGGATTGTCGGCAAAATCATCTCGGTCATTGGTGGGATCTCGACTGCGGTGGGTGCCATTTCCGGTGCTTTGGCATCGGTTGGCGGTCATCAGCGGTGCCCTGGGTGCAGTATTCACCGCGCTGACGGGTCCGATCGGGCTGGTGATCGCCATCATTGCTGGTCTGATTGCCGTGGGCATCCTTTTATATACGAATTGGGACACCGTTAAGCCAAAAGACCACAGAAATTTGGAACAACATCAAAAACGGGAGTTGAAGGACCGATGAATGCGGTTAAGAACACGAATCCGGACCGCTCTGGATGCGATTGTCGGTTTCTTTAGGAACTTGAAACTGCCGGAGATCAAGATACCCAAACCGAAGCTGCCGCATTTTGAGATTTCAGGGTCGTTCAGTCTCAATCCGCCAAAGGCTCCGAAGCTTGGCATCAAATGGTATGCCAGCGGCGGTATCTTCAACAGCCCGAGTGTGATCGGGGTCGGTGAAGCGGGTTCCGAAGCGGTTGTCCCAATCGATCGCCTGGAAAACCTGATCATCTCAGCGATGCAAAAATTCAGTCGGGGGGGTAATCCGTCTGTTGGCACACCGGGGGTAGCCAATTCTTACAACATCACGATCAACAATCCCAAACCGGAAAGCTCTGAAGATAGTATCCGGCGTACGCTTTTGAAGCATTCCTACGGGGTGGTCTAAATGGAACAGTACAGTTTTGACAACGAACCCCTGCAAAACAAAGCCTGGGGAATCTATGAAGTATCGGATGGTTTGGGCACACCGGGGTTTCGCAATGACAATATCCAGATCCCCTATCAGGATGGCAAGCGCTGGATCAAAAAGCGTTACAGCGACCGGGTTCTGACCCTCCTGATGTGGGTGCGCTCGGTTGATCCGATAACCGGGGCAATACCAAGCGGCAAGACGGCTGATCTTGTTCTGAGTGAGAACATCGACCATTTAAATCAGCTGTTTGGTTCGCCCGGCCAGCATGTCTTGACCAAAGATATGCCAGATGGATCCACGCGTGAGGCTGCAGTCGAGATCCTTCGCCCGGTCAAATTTAGCCGTAAGCCCTATGGGCTAACCAAGTTTGCTTTGGAAATATCCATGGCGGATCCGTTTTTCTATGGCACAGATCTTTACTCCGATCAACAGCTCATTTCACTACCGACCTTCGCCTGGATTCANACCAACCCGGGTACCGCCCCTGCCACAAAGATCAGTCTGGTCCTGACCGGGCCATTGGAGTCACCGAAACTGGAGTGCCTGGAAACTGGCACCTGGGTGCAGTATCAGGGCAGCATTTCTGATGGTGAAGCAGTCACGATCGATGTGGCGGATTTCACCTGTGAAAAAGACAGTTTGAACATGATCTCGGCCGTCAAGCACGCGGGAGACGCCAACTGGCTGATGCTAGGTGCGGGAGATAATCATCTGACCTTAACAAGCAGCGTGACCGGGGGCAGCTGTCAGATCCTCTATTATCCTGCCTACTTCTAAGGAGAACAACACCATGTATCCTACTATCAACAACCATCGCATCCCGTTTGATCTGGATGGTACCGGAAATCGGNTACCGCACCGCAGCCAACAGCTCCATTACAACCATTTTGGCAAACGGGATCAACAGCTGGGCTGAGCGAGTCCGACAAGCAAAACCTCAACAGTGAGACAAGGGCTCAAAGCTGGGGCAAGTCCTTCGACAGCCCCGTGTTTGCCTTGTGGTTTTTCTTCCCTGAGGCACGCGTGATCAACCAGCTTGCATTCTTTTATCCCAGCACTCCTATCTCCACCATTTCCACCCATACCATCCAAGGTTCGGCGGATACAACCAATGGCATGGATGGAACCTGGGAGACAGCGAGCTATTCCTTCATCACACCTGCAGTAGATCTGGACTACTGGCGAAAAAGCATCATGGCGGTGTCATTCTCTGGTCCCGTGAAGGCGCTACGCATCGCGCTACAATCAACCGGTGTCAATAACTCAATT